GAAGAAGGGCTAACGGTTATTGTTCCAACTCAGGATTATACCGTCGGTCAAACAACATATAAGTGGGGAGCAACTAATCCCGCGACAGAAAGCACGAACGCACAAGCCATTCTGGATTTTAACAATGGGCGAGGGTTTTATTGTTCTCACTCAATATTCGGTATTAATGCCATTTTTAGCGGAAATCTGGGGATTGGAACGGCTAATGCCCTGGGGGGAAATTCAATAGTTTTAGGAGATAACGATACTGGGTTTAAACAAAATGGTGATGGGGTGCTGGATGCTTATGCTAATGGTGTGCATGTATTCCGCTTTAGAAATGGCTCAGCAATATCATTAAAGGGTATTCAAGCTGGGGAAAGTAAGTTATTCACACTTTCAAGTGCAAATACCGCTGCCCATAATGCATCATTTAACTTGTGGGGAAATTCGTCAAGACCAACTGTTGCAGAGCTTGGTGATGATTCAGGCTGGCATTTCTATAGTCAGCGAAATACAGATAACTCGGTGACATTTGCTGTAAACGGTCAGATACAACCAAGCAGCTGGGGTAACATTGATTCCAGATATGTGAAAGATGTTCGGCTTGGCTCACAGCAATATTATGGTGTGAACAACTGGCAAACATGGAACTTCCAGTGCCCTTCAGGTCATGTATTGTCTGGTATAAATGTTCAGGATACAGGTTCCAACTCCGCCGATAATATTGCGGGTGTTTATTACAGACCCGTTCAAAAGTATATAAATGGCACATGGTATAATGTAGCGAGCGTTTAATATGATGCACTTAAAGAACATAAAAGCGGGTAACGCTAAAACACTGGAACAGTATGAGTTAACAAAGAAGCATGGAGTCATCTGGCTTTACACTGAAGACGGGAAAAACTGGTATGAGGAAGTGAAGAACTTTCAGTCAGACACAATAAAGATTGTTTACGATGAAAATAATATTATTGTCGCTATCACCAGAGATGCTTCAACGCTTAATCCTGAAGGTTTTAGCGTTGTTGAGGTTCCTGATATTATCTCCAACCGACGTGCTGACGACTCAGGTAAATGGATGTTTAAGGATGGTGCTGTGGTTAAACGGATTTATACGGCAGATGAACAGCAACAACAGGCAGAATCACAAAAGGCCGCGTTACTTTCCGAAGCGGAAAGCGTTATTCAGCCACTGGAACGCGCTGTCAGGCTGAATATGGCGACGGATGAGGAATGCGCACGACTGGAGTCATGGGAACGCTACAGCGTTCTGATCAGCCGTGTGGATCCTGCAAATCCTGAATGGCCGGAAATGCCGCAATAAGTTGTATAAGCTCTGGTGTGAGATTACATATCTATGGCACAGAGTAAAGCCTAATCTGACAGGCCGCTCTGTGTCTGGAGTAGATTTTAGTAAAGCATTATTTTATTAGTGCAAATTCTAATCAATACATTTTATGTATATGATATCCTGCGGACTTTAATGACTTGGTTTAGGCTAACCAGATAACACTGAAGGAATATTTTTGATAATTAAGGTGCGGTATGTTTACTAAGCGACGATTAAAAAATATTAACTGGGAGGCAAGTTCAGTGATTCTTGCTATGGTTCTCTTTGTTGGAAATATATTTTATACAAATCATCGTGATGATATAAACATGGAGGCTGAGAGAGACAGTATCAGAACAATGTTTGCATATGAAATCGCTAATAACCATCGCGCTCTCACTTTTCTTGATAAAACGAGACATATTGGCTTTGACGAAAATTCGGAGCATTTTGTTGGCGAGCCTTTTGCCATTAATGTCAAATCATTAGGGGGACCTCGCTTACAGATTGCATTAAACCAGACTGATAAAGTGTTTAAATCCTACTTCGGCGAATTAAGTAAGCTTGATAAAGAGGATGTTACTCTTCTTATGGACTATTACCATGAGCAAAGCATCCTGCTGGAGCGTGTAAAATCTACGTTACAGAAGATGAAAAGTGGTAATGATATTAAAGTTGATATTGATGGTTACTTATTAGAAGAACACTTCATGAATGAGCTTAATCTTTCTAATATTTTGCTTAAACGCTATAGCTATTTATTATCACAACACGCTAAAGAACATAAAACAAAAGATTTACATAATTGATAATCTGCTAATGGTTATTCATGGGGTGACTATGTTTTATATGTAATCCAGCTCAGATGAATTATTGATTCTGGATAATAACCGCAGAGCGGCATATACCCTGACAGGCAAATGTCCGCTTCTTGCTCAAAGCAGACTGTCAGATTTGATAACTTTTGGGCTATGTAAACTGTCAGTCGGAAAATGAGTGTGTACAAATCAGGACAGGCGGGCGAATTGCCCGCATTTTCTTTATCTGTTGTTTCATCCACTGACCAGCCAGGTCAAATAGCGTCTCATGCTCTGCACAACAGAAAATAGTTGCACCCATTAACCACGGAGTTAAACGGATGAGTGACTATCATCACGGCGTGCAGGTGCTGGAGATTAACGACGGCACCCGCGTCATTTCCACCGTATCCACGGCCATTGTCGGCATGGTCTGCACGGCCAGCGATGCAGATGCGGAAACCTTCCCCCTCAATAAACCGGTGCTGATTACCAATGTGCAGAGCGCAATTGCAAAGGCCGGTAAAAAAGGCACGCTGGCGGCATCGTTGCAGGCCATCGCTGACCAGTCAAAACCGGTCACCGTTGTCGTGCGCGTGGAAGACGGCACCGGCGACAATGAGGAAACGAAACTCGCGCAGACCGTTTCCAATATCATCGGCACCACCGACGAAAACGGTCAGTACACCGGACTAAAAGCCCTGCTGGCGGCGGAGTCGGTAACCGGTGTTAAACCGCGTATTCTCGGTGTGCCGGGACTGGATACCAAAGAGGTGGCTGTTGCACTGGCATCCGTCTGTCAGAAGCTGCGCGCTTTCGGGTATATCAGCGCATGGGGCTGTAAAACCATTTCCGAGGTGAAAGCCTACCGTCAGAATTTCAGCCAGCGTGAGCTGATGGTCATCTGGCCGGATTTCCTCGCATGGGATACGGTCACCAGTACCACCGCCACCGCGTATGCCACCGCCCGTGCGCTGGGGCTGCGCGCTAAAATCGACCAGGAGCAGGGCTGGCATAAAACGCTGTCCAATGTCGGGGTGAACGGTGTTACCGGCATCAGCGCCTCTGTATTCTGGGATTTGCAGGAGTCCGGTACTGATGCTGACCTGCTTAACGAGTCAGGCGTCACAACGCTGATTCGCCGCGACGGTTTCCGCTTCTGGGGTAACCGTACCTGCTCTGATGACCCGCTGTTCCTCTTTGAAAACTACACCCGCACCGCGCAGGTGCTGGCCGATACGATGGCTGAGGCGCACATGTGGGCGGTGGACAAGCCCATCACCGCAACGCTGATTCGCGACATCGTTGACGGCATCAATGCCAAATTCCGTGAGCTGAAAACAAATGGCTATATCGTGGATGCGACCTGCTGGTTCAGCGAAGAATCCAACGATGCGGAAACCCTCAAGGCCGGAAAACTGTATATCGACTACGACTATACACCGGTGCCTCCTCTTGAAAATCTGACCCTGCGCCAGCGTATTACCGATAAATACCTGGCAAATCTGGTCACCTCGGTTAACAGCAATTAAGGAGCCTGACCGATGGCAATGCCGCGCAAACTCAAGTTAATGAACGTCTTTCTGAACGGCTACAGCTATCAGGGCGTTGCAAAGTCCGTCACGCTGCCAAAACTGACCCGTAAGCTCGAAAACTATCGCGGTGCGGGGATGAACGGCAGCGCACCGGTAGACCTCGGCCTTGATGACGATGCGCTGTCAATGGAGTGGTCGCTCGGGGGCTTCCCGGATTCGGTTATCTGGGAGCTTTACGCCGCAACCGGTGTGGATGCCGTGCCGATTCGTTTTGCAGGCTCTTACCAGCGCGACGATACCGGCGAAACGGTAGCCGTCGAGGTGGTCATGCGTGGACGTCAGAAAGAAATCGACACCGGCGAGGGTAAACAGGGAGAAGACACCGAGTCGAAAATCTCCGTGGTCTGCACCTATTTCCGGCTGACGATGGACGGTAAGGAGCTGGTCGAAATCGACACCATCAACATGATTGAGAAGGTGAACGGCGTCGACCGGCTGGAGCAACACCGCCGCAATATCGGCCTGTAATTGTCATCCGGTCAGCCTGGCTGACCGGTTAACCCCGATTCAGAAGTGAGAAAACCATGAACAAAGAAAACGTCATTACCCTGGACAATCCGGTCAAACGTGGTGAGCAGGTTATCGAACAGGTCACGCTGATGAAACCTAACGCCGGGACGCTGCGCGGTGTCAGTCTGGCTGCGGTCGCGAACTCCGAAGTCGATGCACTGATTAAGGTGCTGCCGCGCATGACTGCACCGATGCTGACCGAGCAGGAAGTCGCCGCACTGGAACTGCCTGACCTTGTGGCGCTGGCCGGTAAGGTGGTCGGTTTTTTGTCGCCGAACTCGGTGCAGTGACGTTTCCGAAAAATCTCTCGGTCGATGACCTGATGGCGGATGTGGCAGTGATATTTCACTGGCCGCCATCAGAACTGTATCCCATGAGCCTGACCGAACTCATCACATGGCGCGAAAAGGCGCTCCGGCGAAGCGGAAACACGAATGAGTAACAATGTAAAATTACAGGTATTGCTCAGGGCTGTTGACCAGGCATCCCGCCCGTTTAAATCCATCCGTACAGCGAGTAAGTCGCTGTCGGGGGATATCCGGGAAACACAAAAATCACTGCGCGAGCTGAACGGTCACGCATCCCGTATTGAGGGATTCCGCAAGACCAGTGCACAGCTCGCCGTGACTGGTCAGGAACTGAAAAAAGCCAGACAGGAAGCCGCAGCTCTGGCTGTCCAGTTTAAAAATACTGAACGACCGACAAATGCACAGGCAAAGGCAATGGAAGCCGCGCGTAAAAATGCGTCTGAGTTACAGGCGAAATATAACAGCCTGAGATTGTCGGTACAGCGCCAGCGTCAGGAATTGAGTCAGGCGGGTATTAATACCCGTAATCTGGCGCATGATGAACGAGGGCTGAAAAACCGTATCAGTGAAACCACCGCACAGCTTAACCGGCAGCGTGACGCGCTGGCGCGTGTCAGTGCGCAACAGGCAAAACTTAACGCAGTCAAACAGCGTTATCAGGCAGGCAAGGAACTGGCCGGAAATATGGCCTCGGTGGGCGCTGCCGGTGTGGGGATTGCGGCGGCGGGAACGATGGCCGGAGTTAAGCTGCTGATGCCCGGCTATGAGTTTGCGCAGAAAAACTCAGAATTGCAGGCCGTGCTGAGTGTGGCAAAAGACTCCGCCGAAATGACCGCACTCCGCAAGCAGGCGCGCCAGCTCGGCGACAATACCGCAGCCTCGGCAGATGATGCAGCCGGTGCACAGATTATCATTGCGAAAGCGGGTGGAGATGCTGCGGCTATTCAGGCAGCAACGCCGGTCACACTGAATATGGCACTGGCAAACCAGCGGTCGATGGAAGAAAACGCGCAATTGTTGCTGGGGACTAAGGCATCCTTTCAACTGTCAAATGATGATGTCAGCCATGTGGGCGACGTGTTGTCGGCAACGATGAATAAGTCGGCGGCTGATTTTCAGGGACTCAGTGATGCACTGACTTACCTCGGCCCGGTTGCGAGGACGGCAGGTGTAAGTCTTGAGCAGGCAGCGGCCATGACCGGTGTGCTGCATGACAATAACATCAGGGGGTCAATGGCGGGTACGGGTAGCAGTGCCGTTGTCACCCGATTACAGGCACCGACTGGAAAAGCATGGGATGCACTCAAAGAGCTTGGCGTTAAAACCTCGGACAAAAAGGGGAATATGCGTCCGTTGTTCACCATTCTGAAAGAGATTCAGGCCAGCTTTGATAAGCATAAGCTGGGAACGTCTCAGAAGGGGGAATACCTTAAAACCATTTTTGGTGAGGAAGCCCTGAAATCAGCGAACGTTTTACTGGCAGCGGCAGCAAGCGGAAAACTGGATAAGCTGACCGCCACGCTGAAAGCCTCGGACGGTAAAACGGAAGAGCTGGTTAAAATCATGCAGGATAACCTCGGCGGTGACTTTAAGGAGTTTCAGTCCGCTTATGAAGCGGTGGGGACTGACCTGTTTGACCAGCAGGAAGGCGCACTGCGTAATCTCACGCAGACGGCCACAAAGTATGTGTTAAAACTCGACGGCTGGATCCAGAAAAACAAATCACTGGCGTCAACCATCGGCCTCATTGTCGGTGGTGCACTGGCGCTGACTGGTGTCATCGGTGCCATTGGCCTCGTAGCCTGGCCGGTTATCACCGGCATCAATGCCATCATCGCGGCAGCAGGCGCAATGGGGGCAATCTTCACGACGGTTGGTAGTGCCGTTATGACGGCCATCGGGGCGATTAGCTGGCCGGTTGTGGCCGTGGTGGCTGCAATTGTCGCCGGGGCGTTGCTTATCCGTAAATACTGGGAGCCTGTCAGCGCATTCTTTGGCGGTGTGGTGGAAGGGCTGAAAGCGGCATTTGCGCCGGTGGGGGAACTGTTCACGCCACTTAAGCCGGTGTTTGACTGGCTGGGTGAAAAGTTACAGGCCGCGTGGCAGTGGTTTAAAAACCTGATAGCCCCGGTCAAAGCCACTCAGGACACCCTGAACAGTTGCCGTGACACGGGGGTCATGTTCGGGCAGGCACTGGCTGACGCGCTGATGCTGCCGCTTAATGCGTTCAACAAACTGCGCAGCGGTATTGACTGGGTACTGGAAAAACTCGGTGTTATCAACAAAGAGTCAGACACACTTGACCAGACCGCCGCCAGAACTCAAGCCGCCACGTATGGCAGCGGTGGTTATATTCCGGTGACCAGCTCTTATGCAGGCTATCAGCCGGTCACGGCACCGGCTGGCCGCTCTTATGTAGACCAGAGTAAAAACGAATATCACATCAGCCTGACGGGGGGTACTGCGCCGGGGACACAGCTTGACCGCCAGTTACAGGATGCGCTCGAAAAATACGAGCGGGATAAACGTGCGCGCGCCCGTGCCAGCATGATGCATGACGGTTAAGGAGGTGACGAAAAATGATGCTAGCGTTAGGTATGTTTGTTTTTATGCGCCAGACGCTGCCACACCAGACCATGCAGCGTGAATCAGATTATCGCTGGCCGTCAAATTCCCGTATCGGTAAACGGGATGCCTTTCAGTTTCTCGGTGTTGGCGAGGAAAACATCACGCTTGCCGGTGTGCTTTATCCCGAGCTGACCGGCGGAAAGCTGACGATGACCACGCTCAGGCTGATGGCAGAGGAAGGTCGGGCGTGGCCGTTGCTGGATGGCACCGGCATGATTTACGGCATGTATGTCATCAGCAGGGTGAGTGAAACAGGGAGTATTTTCTTTGCAGACGGCACACCCCGAAAAATTGATTTTACGCTGTCGCTCACCCGCGTTGATGAATCACTGGCCGCGCTTTATGGCGATATCGGTAAACAGGCGGAATCGCTCATCGGTAAGGCTGGCAGTATGGCGACTAAATTCACGGGTATGACGGGGGCGGGATAATGCTGGATGCGCTGACATTTGATGCAGGCAGTACGCTGACGCCGGATTACATGCTGATGCTCGACAGCAGGGATATTACCGGCAATATCAGCGACCGTCTGATGAGCATGACCCTGACGGATAACAGGGGCTTTGAGGCTGACCAGCTTGATATTGAACTGAACGATGCCGACGGGCAGGTCGGGCTGCCGGTTCGTGGCGCTGTCCTGACGGTGTATATCGGCTGGAAAGGTTTTGCCCTGGTATGCAAAGGGAAATTTACCGTTGATGAGGTTGAACACCGGGGCGCGCCGGATGTGGTCACCATCCGCGCCCGGAGTGCAGATTTTCGCGGGACGCTCAATTCCCGCCGTGAAGGCTCCTGGCATGACACCACGCTCGGTGCGATTGTTGAGGCGATAGCCTCCCGTAACAGGCTGGAAGCCAGTGTAGCGCCGTCACTGGCAAGAATTAAAATCCCGCACATCGACCAGTCGCAGGAGTCTGATGCGAAATTCCTGACCCGTCTTGCAGAGCGCAACGGCGGTGAGGTGTCGGTAAAAATGGGAAAACTGTTGTTTCTCAAAGCGGGGCAGGGGGTGACGGCCAGCGGTAAAAAAATCCCGCAGGTCACCATCACCCGCAGCGACGGTGACCGTCATCATTTTGCGATTGCTGACCGTGGAGCCTACACCGGCGTAACGGCAAAGTGGTTACACACCAAAGACCCGAAGCCACAAAAGCAGAAGGTAAAACTGAAACGCAAAAAGAAAGAGAAACACCTGCGCGCACTGGAGCACCCGAAAGCGAAACCAGTCACGCAGAAGAAAGCGCCAAAAGTACCGGAAGCGCGCGAAGGTGAATACATGGCTGGTGAGGCTGACAACGTTTTTGCCCTGACCACGGTATATGCCACGAAAGCGCAGGCCATGCGCGCCGCTCAGGCGAAGTGGGATAAGCTGCAACGGGGCGTTGCGGAGTTCTCCATCAGTCTGGCTACTGGTCGGGCAGATATTTACACGGAAACGCCGGTCAAAGTGTCAGGTTTTAAGCGCGTCATAGACGA